AACATTACCGGCACCAGCTGGAGGTTGTAAAGTTGCGACATTCACGGTTTCTGGAACATTGACTGTTAGCTAATAATTCATCTACTTGACAAATATTCTATAAATTTATATATAGGATTTAGAAATGAACCTGAATAATTACTACTATTTTTTTAAAGAGGCATTAACGCCTAGATTTTGTGATGAGATTATTAAGTATGGTAAATCTCAACAAGAACAACTTGCTTTAACTGGTGGACAAACTGAAAAAGTTAATAAAGGAAAACCATTAGAAGAAAAAGATATTCTAGATTTAAAAAAGAAAAGAGATTCAAATATTGTATGGTTGTCAGATTCATGGATATATAAAGAACTGCACCCATATATTCATCAAGCAAATAGATTAGCTGGTTGGAACTTCGAGTGGTCGTTCAGCGAAGCATGTCAGTTTACAAAATATGGTTTAAAACAGCATTATGGTTTTCATTGCGATAGCTGGAATGCGCCATATGATAATCCTGCTAATCCAGATACTCATGGTAAAATTAGAAAATTATCAATGACTTGTAGCTTATCAGATCCAAGTGAATATGAAGGAGGACAATTACAATTTCAATTTAGAAATGAAGATGATCCAACTACTACAAGAAATTGCATAGAAATATTACCTCGTGGTTCAATATGTGTGTTCCCATCTCACGTTTGGCACCAGGTTACGCCAGTTACAAAAGGAACAAGATATAGTCTCGTAGTGTGGTCGTTGGGCTATCCATTTAAATAATATGCCATTTAATACAATAGAAAAATATTTATCTTGGAGACAAAAAAATAGAGATAGATTACTAGATTATAAAAAACAATATAGAGCAAAAAATAGAAAACAAATATTAAAATATGCTAAAAAATATTACTATATTAATCAAGAAGAACTTATTAAAAAATACAAAGAAGATAGTAAAAATCCTATAAAATTAAAACGTAGAAAATTCTTAAAGATGAAAAGCAATTTAAAAGTAACACATAGAATAACTGTTGAAGAATATAATAAAAAATTAAAAGAACAAAAAAATAGATGTGCTATTTGTAATAAACATAGAAATAAATTTACAAGAAACCTAGCTGTAGATCATTGTCATACAACTGGTAAAATTAGAGACTTATTATGTGGTGTATGTAATACTAGACTTGGTTATTATGAAAAATCTGATATAAATAAATTAAAAGCATATATAAAAAAACATAAAGAAAAACTTAACTAAAGGAGAGAGAAGATGGCAAAAACAGATCAATTAAATTCATCAATATATTTTAGTACTCCAGTTTATTCTATTGAAATACCTGAATGGGTAGATCATGTAGATAAAGTTTGTGATAAATATATTAAAGCTGCAAAAGAAAATAATAAAAAAGCTATTAAACAACGTGAAAAAGAATTAGGTAAAAAAGTAGGTGATTTTTCTATGAGTCATCACAGCACTTCTCTTGTGGGAGATCCAGACTTAAAAGAATTACAAGAATACATTGGTTCAACTTCTTGGAATGTTTTAGATCATATGGGTTATGATTTAACTAACTATGAATTATTTTGGACTGAATTTTGGGTACAACAATTTGCAGAAAAAGGAGCTGGGGCGCACAGCCCTCACGCACATTATGATAATCATATTAGTGGTTTTTATTTTTTAAGATGTTCAGATAAAACATCTTTACCAGTTTTTCACGATCCACGACCAGGTAAGCTTATGACACAATTACCGCTTAAGAGTGAAAAAGAAATTACGTTAGGAACTGATAAAATACATTACAAACCTAAACCAGGTACAATGATATTTATTCCAGCGTATTTAACACATGAATATATCGTTGATGCAGGAATCCAAGATTTCAGATTTATTCATTTTAATCTACAAGCTGTAAGAAAAATGATTACTGATACAGTAAGAGTACAAGCTAAAACAGAAAACAAAAAGGAGAAAAAATGAGTTTTAAAAAAGATAAGTATATAGTTATTAAAGAAGCGATATCAGAAGATCTTGCAAAGTTTTGTTATGATTATTTCATGATGAAAAGAACAGTTGCAAGAACTATGTTTGATACAAAGTACATAAGTCAATTTACAGAATATTTTGGTGTATGGAATGATCAACAAGTTCCAGATACTTATTCACATTATTCTGACATCGTAATGGAAACATTACTTGTAAAATTACTTCCTATCATGGAAAAAACAACAGGATTAAAATTAAACTCTAATTATTCATACGCTAGAATTTATAAAAAAGGAGATGTATTACATCGCCATAAAGATAGATTCTCATGTGAAATATCTACAACTATGCATTTAGGTGGTGGTTGTTGGCCAATATATCTTGAACCAGATGCATCACAAGGTGGTGTAGATGAAAAGACAGGCAATTACAAAGCATCAAAATCTAAAGGTGTTAAAGTAATGTTAGAGCCAGGTGATATGTTAGTTTACAGAGGAAATGAATTAGAACATTGGAGAGATAAATTAACTTTTGATGACTGTGGTCAAGTATTCTTACATTACAATAATGTTGAAACTAAAGGATCTAAAGAAAATATATACGATCGTAGACCTCATTTAGGACTTCCAGCTTGGTTTAAAAAGTGATATAAAATCTCTTTTATAGAGGTTTTATGCCAATAAACAAACTACAGTTTAGACCAGGAATAGATAAGCAAAATACACAATACGGCGCAGAAGGCGGATGGGTTGATTGTGATATGGTGCGTTTTAGATATGGTGTACCTGAAAAGATAGGTGGATGGGAACCAGCTGTGGGTAATAACTTAATTGGTGTTGCGCGAGACATTCACACTTATACAGATTTAGCGGGTGACTCATTAGCTGCAATAGGAACTGATAGAAAATTATATTTATATTACGATAACAACTTTTACGACATCACACCTTTATCTACCACTATCCCCGCAGTATTCTCATTTACTTCTGGAACGACGATCGTTGATGTTACAGCAACTTCTAATGGTGCTGTAGCTGGAGACTTTGTTACATTTTCAGGAGTATCAGGAGTTAATGTTGTAAACATTTCAAACTCTAACATGGGTCAAGAATTTGAGATTCAAGAAATTAAAACAGCTAATACATTTACAATAGATGTTGCATCTATTGCAACACCTGGAGTTGTTACAACTTCTGGATCAGCAACTTCAGCAGCATTTCAAATAAATGTAGGAACAGATATTACAACAGTTGGTAATGGATGGGGAGCCGGGGCTTGGGGATTTTCAACTTGGAATACACCAAGACCATCAGGAGTTATTACAGCAAATCCAAGAATATGGAAAATAGATAACTTTGGTGAAGATATATTAGCAACAATCGTTGGTGGTAAAACTTATTACTTTGATACATCTGCATTCTTACCATCAAGAAATACTAGAGCTACACTATTAAGTAATGCTCCAACACAATCTAATTATATGACAGTATCTCCAAGAGATAGACATGTGATATTCTTTGGCACACAAACAACACCAGGAACAAGTGCAACTTATGATCCAATGGCTGTGTTATTTGGTTCACAAGAATCATTAACTGACTTTATACCTAATGCAACAAATACAGCAGGATTTCAAAGATTATCTTCAGGAAACCAGATTGTAACTGCAGTTCCAACAAGAGGAGATATATTAATATTAACTAATACATCAGCGCATTCAATGCAGTTCGTAGGTCCACCATTTACATTCTCATTTAAACAAATTGGTACAAACTGCGGTGCATTAGGAGTGCATTCTGCAGTAGAAGCGGAGAACGTTGTTTATTGGATGGCGGATGGTGCATTCTATTTATTCGACGGGGTTGTAAAAGAAATTCCATGTTCAGTACAAGATTATGTATTTGGTGATGTAAATCCAGATGAACATTCTACAATTTATGCTGGAGTTAATTTAGAGTTTTCAGAAGTGAATTGGTTTTATGCATCAGGTACTTCTACATTAATAGATAAAGTAGTAACTTATAACTATCTTGAAAAATTATGGACTATTGGAACTTTAGCTAGAACAACTTGGGCTTCTAAAGATATATTTGCAAATCCACTTGCAACTAAATATTTACCTAATTCTACAACACTTGCACAGCCAACAGTTATTGGTTTAACAGCAGGTGTATCTACTTTATATGACCAAGAAAAAGGAACGAATGATGATACAAGTCCAATTACCGCGTTCATTACTTCGGGAGACGTGGATATTGTAGATGGTGATAATTCAATGTTTGTTAAACGATATATACCTGATTTTAAAAATCAAGAAGGTAGTCTTAATGTACAATTTCTAGTTAGACAATATCCAGGTTCAGTTCAAACTGTTGCATCAAGCACAGTTGTATATTCTACAACAACTAAAGTAGATATGCGTGCACGTGGGCGACAGGTTGCAGTTAAAATTATAAGTTCAGATGTTGATACTAAATGGAGATACGGAACTCTTCGTATAGATGGTCAACAAGATGGTTTAAGATAATGGCAAAACTAGATCAACCCAGATTAGCGAACGCTACACCGCAATATAGTCAACAACAGATGGACCAGATTATTAGAACACTAGAGCAGATGGTATTACAATTAAATAATACTTTTACACAAGATGTGCAAGATATAGCTGAAGCTCAAACTTGGTATATGTCTGGAAAGAATGGCTGCTAATGAGTTGTGAAAATATAAATGTAACTACACAACCAGTAAGTATTGGTGGAAATAATACAGATGCATTTGGAAGATTAAGAGTATCTAATCCACTTACTATCTTTGACAGTAAAAGTATTATGTCAAAGAATAATCTCTTTGATGAATCAACGGCTAATGGTGGAACAGTTACTTACACTTCTAATAAATCTACAGTTAATTTAAACGTAACAGAAGCAGCAGGATCTACAACAATAAGACAATCTAAAAGAGTCATGTCTTATCAACCAGGTAAATCATTGCTTATATTTAATACATTTGTAATGAATACACAAACAACAAACCTTAAACAAAAGGTTGGATTATTTGACGCTAATAACGGAATATTTTTTCAAGATACAGGTACAGGTTATCAAATCGTAAGACGTACTTATACATCAGGAGCTGCAGTTGATACTGAAGTTAATCAATCAGCGTGGAACGGGGATAAATTAAATGGAACAGGTGCAAGTGGTTTTACACTAAACGCAGCTACATCTAATATATTATTTATAGATATTGAATGGTTAGGGGTTGGATCTGTTAGAGTTGGTTTTGTTATTAATGGTCAATTAATTACAGCACATACTTTTAATAATGCAAATAGTTTAACAACTGTTTATATGCAAACTGCAAACTTACCTATTAGATATGAAATAGAAAGAACAGGAACATTAGCAGCTGCTACTTATACACTACAGCAAATATGTTCTTCTTGTATTTCTGAAGGTGGTTATTCTCCAGAGGGATTACAACAAATGATTGGAACTTCGCAAATTAACGCAGGTGTAAATTTATCATCAATAAATACTTATTATAATATTGCAACAATTAGAATTAAATCAGGAAGACCTTATGCAGTTATAGTTCCAGCGGGAATAGATGTATTAAACATTTCAAATAATGATTTTGAATGGGGATTATTTATTAATGCTACTTTAGCTTCTTCATTTTCATATACAAGTTTTAGTGATAACGTCGAATATGATTTACAAACAACTGCATTTTCTACGGCAGGTACAAGAATTGCTGGTGGTTATATGGGAGGTAAAACTGCTCCATTTACTTTAGGTGGAGATTTTATAGCATTCTCAAATCAACTAGGACAAACTATAAGTGGTACATCAGATACTTTAACTTTAGGTGTAAGAACAGGTTCTGCAAATGGAGATGTATCTGGTTTAATTAAATGGTATGATTTAACATGAGTAACGTATATAAAAACGCTTTTTACGATCCGACAACCACAGCTAGTACAACTGTGTATACTTGTAATGCAACTGCAAGAGCTATTATTCAAAACATTCAAATTGCAAATGAATCGGGTTCTAAAACAGTTAAAGCTAGTGTTTATGATTCATCAGCAGCAACAACTTATATAATTGCATATGCAGCAATTACAGGACCGACAACATGTAATTTAGCTAATGGTCCAATCATATTACAAGAAGGCGATGCGCTATTACTTGACAGCAGTGTGACAACTAGTGTAAGTGGTACTATATCAATAATGGAAGTGAATAGAGGATCATTAACGACATAATGGAAGAAATAAGAGTAATTTGTGACTCTAAAATTATTATAAAAAATATAAAAACAGGTCACATATACAAAGATGAAGAAGAAGTTAAGGCAGACTTAAATGCTAAACCAGAAGACATTAGACGTGATGTACAAATCATCGTTCCAACTATTCCTTTATTTAGTAAAACATGATTACTGGAGATAGTAAAGAATATGAATTTTTTGATGAAGCTATAAAGTTATTAAAAAATCCAATAGGTGTTAGTGTTGAAATAGGTGTTCGTCGTGGCATGGGTAGCAAAAGTATTATTGATGCTTATAGAAAATATCATCCTCATATAAAATTAAATCATTTAGGAATAGATCCTTATGGTAATATTCTTTATAGAACTGCAGATAATGATAAAGGTGGAAGATTAGATTATACAAATAAAATGAAGCAAGAAGCTTTATTAGATTTAGTTAAAGAATATCCAGAATTTAATTTAATAAATTTAGAAGATTCAGAATTTTTTAAAAGATTTGCAGATGGTTATCCTATCTACAATGAAAATAAAATATTATTGAATGAATATGAAACTGTTCATTTTGATGGACCTCATGATACAGAGTCTGTCATGAAAGAAGTAAATTTCTTTTTAGAAAGAAAACCTAAACAATGTGTGTATATATTTGATGATATAGATACTCATGATATTGACAAAATAGGTAAACATCTGATAGATAATGGTTTTAGAGAATTTAAAAAAGGTGGGAGAAAGGCAGTCTACATATATGAATCCTAAAGGTGGAACAGAGATTTTAAAAGAGCAACTTCTTGCTCAATTACCAGAAGAATCATTAGAAGGAATTAATTTAATTGGTTCTATTTGTAATCCATCTCTTGTTAAAGAAGATAAGATTAACGTTCTTTGGCAACATTTAAGTTATGATCAACCAAATGTTCAATACATGCGCGATCGTAAATTTGTAGATTCTATTGATTATTTTATCTATGTCAGTCATTGGCAATACAATAAGTTTAGAGAAGTTTATAAAATTCCAGAATACAAATCCTTTGTAATTAAGAATGCAACTCATAAATTTGATATAATTGAAAAACAAAAAGATAATAAAATAAAATTATTATATACATCTACACCTTGGCGTGGACTTGCAATATTAATTAAAGCAATTGAAATATTAAATAAAACAAGAAATGATTTTGAAGTAGATATTTATTCATCTACTAAAATATATGGATCTGCTTTTGAAGAAAATGAAAAAGATAGATTTGAAGCACTATTTGATAAATGTAAAAATACACCTAATGTTAATTACCATGGTTATACTTTTAATGGTGAAATAAGAAGAGCTGTAGAAAATGCTCATCTATATGTTTATCCATCTATCTTTGAAGAAACATCATGTCTTGCGGTTATAGAAGCAATGAGCGCTGGCTGTCATGTAGTAACAACGAATTACGGAGCGTTGCCAGAGACCTGTGGTGAATTTGCAACAATGATTGAATTTGATTCTAGTGGCCAAAATCTAATTGAAAGATATGCAGAAACATTAAATTCTGTAATTGACAATTATAAAAATAATTTATATAAGGATGATTTAGAAATGCAAATTAAATACTATAACAAAAATTATTCATGGGAAACCAGAATACAAGAATGGAAAAACTTTTTAAATTATGTCAGAACAGAAAAAACACTTTAAGCTATTTATAGCAACACCAGCATTCGGTCATCAAGTAACAACCAATTATGCAAACAGTCTTTTAAAGTTTGTATCTACATCTCATCCAAGATTAGCAGTATCATCGGCAGTGCATATGCAATCAGGAATGGCTTTAGTAACACAAGCAAGAAATAATTGTGTAGCGTATTTCTTAAATTCAGATTGCACGCATTTTTTATTTATAGACGCGGACATTGGATTTGAACCAGATGCAATTTATAGATTATTAGAAAAAGATGTACCATTATGTTTAACTCCTTATCCAGTAAAAGGATATGGTGCTAACAATCAATTACAGTTTATTGTACATTTCCCTGATAAAGATAATGTAAGAATAGATAAAGATGGGTTTGCAGAAATCACAGCAGGACCTACTGGATTCATGTTAATTAAAAGAGAAGTATTTGAAAAACTTGCAGAGAAATATCCAGAACGAAAAAC